TGTCCAATTACATTGTATTTTATCATAAAAAAATGCATGTAAATCATGGAAGAAAAGAAGACAACAGCAATAGAACAACTCAGATAACACGGCATATTATGTATATTATAGATAAAATATATTATGAAGAACCCAAATTATATGATGCCGCGTTGATTTCCTTTTTCCATTGTAAGAATGTATTGCTTTTTTCCAATTGAAAAGAAGACCCCAAATGAGATTTTGCAATGGAATAGGCTTTTTTTTCTTTTTCATTCAAAGTTTCCAAATATTGTGTCATGAGAACATCGATGTTCTCCAAATCAATATTTGTAGATTTATTTTCATGAATATTCATTTTACTATTATTATTATTTTATGTATAATAATAATACTATTCCTTCAATTTTTTATACTTTTTATAGATCCTTCTTTATTTGACATTTGCACATGCAAATGGCGTTTTACTTGTGGCCACAGATTTTCTCATAATATCTTTCAGAGAACATTTAATACGCAATTTGTTCTCAATGTACGCCGATTGCGATAAAAATTGTTTATGAGGGTCACCCTGTGGATGCGGTTTTGTTACTATTTTCTCTGATATTTGATTGTAATTTGTATTTTTGGTACAAATAGGTCTGCATTTCTCTGGACAAGATTGTTTACATGGAATATCTTTAATGGGATTGGCTTCATTGCATTGTGTAATAAGTGTTTGTATACGAGTGCTTTTGTTTTTTACATAATGCGATTGCGAATCCCATTCATGTGTATCTGTTTTGTCTGTAGTAGAATAAGGTTGGGGTCGTCTTACCCATCTATATTGAGTACTAATCATACCGCTGTTGTTGAGAACAGAAGGCTTCAATACATTCGGATTTTCGGTAGATTTCACAGAAGTTTGTACAATATTGTATATGGGGTATTTTCCGCAACAACCGCCATGTCCGCGAACAGTATTTCCTTTCATCAATGTTCTCGATAAAAATCGCGATTGGGTGGATTGACCTACATATCCTTGACTGCGATGAGTTCCATTTAATGAAAATCCTTGGGGTGACCCCACACTCAATGCATTATATTGATTTTGTGTCTTTTTTTTTAATGTAGCAATGGACATTCTATAATAATACAAAATATTATATAATGTTCTCAAGAATACCTAAACCCTTGAAGGAAAATAAAAATAAAAAGTTATATATAATTCTCTAATGAATAGTCAATGTCTCCCAAACAGCGGAGAACTTTTTGATGGTCTGCATCTAAATTGGATCCTATTGTACTATCGATTCCCTCTTGTATAACCAACCATGGAAAATAACAATACCCATGTCCATAGATTTGGAGCCGAGATGTCATCCAATCACTGGAAAAGAAACAATTGCCAAAATCTTTCAATAATTTTTCGGCGGCGGTTTTTGACAGTATATATCCCGCAGTCAAATATTGAAGATTATGTAGAGTACATTCCCATGAATGAAGTGTGGAAATGGGTTCGGATGCATTTAAACATATAATATCCCAATTTTCTTTATCAAATGTTCTCAATTTGGTTAACCACTCTTTATCAAAACACGCATCGTCTTCTAAAATAAGAGCATATTCTAAATTGTTTTCCACCATATGTCTCCAAATGCGAATATGAGATTGCGCACACCCTTTTTGACCCCCATTTAAATAATCGGGAAAATAATCGGTGATGTTCTCAGACGTAGATGCTTCCCATTGGGTTACTTCTAAACCGAAATAAAGGAATCGTTTGTTCATATTCAACCATCGTTCAGGTTTACTTTTTAAAGAAATACAAAACGAATTTTCTTTTGTAAAAACAAAATCAAAAGGCATAATAGAGAACATTGCATTTTATTTTTTATATAATTTAATGAATTCATTGAATCTTTATGAATGTTCTCAATTCTTGGATAAACAAACATCATCCAATAACATGTATTGATTCAACGAACAAAAAAAATGAAAACATATGTGATATTTCCACCAATTGGGATATCCCTCTTCAAATTTGAGTGTGGAAAGATAAAATAAATAATAGAAAAATACCATATTGGGATACCCAACTAACATATAATATGGATTTTTCACAACAAAAAAACATGAAGTGGAAAAGAGGAAGGCAGCAATACGCGAAAAAAAGATATCGGCATCTCTCCTCCATGAATAACGGGGATGTCTCCAATAATTTACTGATGCTGCCCATGAGAACAATAAGGGTATGCTATGAAAATATGCATGACATGAAAATCCAATATATAAAGGATATAAAAAGAAACATGAGGAAAGTGCCAAATAAGGGGCTTCTTTGCATTTTGAAATTTTATTGTCAAATTCTAAAGCGTTCATAATGTTCTCGGAAATAGTAAATATAAAATAAATAACAACTCTTATTTATTTTATTTTCCAAATATTTTATTGGACACTTGAGAACATTATAAATGAGTCAATAGGGTAACCCCCCTATGACCCTCCATGTTCTCTAGCCTTGGATAAACAAACATGTTGTAATACAATATATGTATTCCAAGAAGACACCAAATGGAACAATACATGGTATTTCCACCAATGTGGACAATCTTGTTCAAATAGGAGACTGGACTTGCGAAATAAAGAATACGCACCCACTATATTCATATAATAAATCGGATTTTTCAAAACAAAAATAAACAAATAGGAAAACATTATACATGAAATTGTAGAAAAAGAAATATCGACATCTCTACGCCATGAGTGCCTAGGATTTCGCCAATAATTTACTGATGCCACCCATGAGAACAACAAAGGTATACTATAATTATATACTTGACATGAAAATCCAATATATAAAGGATATAAAAAGAAACACGACGAAAGTGCCAAATAAGGGGCTTCTTTGCATTTTATTATTTTGTTGTTAAATTCTTCACTCATTATATGTTCTCATGAAATGCTTTTATTTACTTTTTTTGGCGAAGTGATCGCCCTTTCTTCAAGGTTTGGTTAATAGGTATAAAGTTTTTATTAAATTGAAGTGCTCTTAATAATTTCAATTGTTTCAATGCATTTTCACGCGTGGCACATTTTGCAAACTTTCGTTTTGTCACTGCATTATACACAGTATAACAGTTTCTTTTTCGCGTTTTACGCAATTTGTAAGGCATTTTTCTATATAATAGAATACATTATATTTTTCTTGACAATATGCATAAAATGTTCTCAATCCTCCAAAAATAAATTACAATAGATTTGAAATAAAACGAGAATAAAAGAGAACAAATATATATAGAAATGGAACTAGATTTAGATATAAACAATTATACTATAAATGATATTGAAAAATTTTTCAAATTTAATTCAAAGTCGAAAATTAAAAACAAATATAGTGCAAAAGATGTAGAATTACGAGAAGCCGAGTTAAGAGAACAATTGATGACGAGTGGACATGTGGATAAAAGACTCGTGAATAATTTGTTGAGTTTTTTAACCTCTGCCAAAAATTGGTTGATTGCCGCAAAATGTCCGCCAATAAGTGCCCCTACTATTATTCCCAAAAACGCAATTTTAGATGAAGATCCATATCCTGCGAGACTTAAACCTTATGGATCGCGGGAAGAAGAATTGACAAAACGCGAAGATATACACTACATAATAACACAAGAAAGTGAATATGTTCCTGGAATTATGAATCCCATAAAAACACGGGTTCTCAGTAAATGTCTTACAATTGATACACGATTTCGCGACAATTTTTACACCACATCGAGTTCGGATTTTACATTTCAACTTCCAATACGGTTTCATAAAGTGGTATCCATGCAATTAAGTTCATTTGAAATTCCAGTTTCCTTTTATGGAACATCATCTTCATATGGAAATAATTTTTTATATATTTGTGTTTTTTATTATAACAAAACAAATGATGGAGAACTTATGTCACAAGAAAAAGTATGTATAATACCCGACGGAAATTACAATGCATTGGACTTTGTAGATAAAATAAACGGATTACTGTCACCAACAAACACAGATGGAACTTTAGTGAACCCGAATGATATGGTGTCATATGTACAATTATATTTAGATCTTACAACAACCGGATCAGGTACAGGAAAGGTTACCATTCGTCCAAGTGGAAATAGAGCGGATGAAATAGTAAAAATGCAACTCGATTTCACACGAGATATAAATGGTAATGTAGATGGAATAGATGTATCATCTAAAATAGGATGGAATTTAGGTTTTACAAAAAGATATTACGATGGAAATAGAGAATATACCGCAGAAACCATTATTGAGCCTGCAACAATACGATATATATATTTAGCAATTGATGATTTTAATCATAATGTAAATAATCATTTTATAAATGCATTTAATAAATCCATATTAAATTCGAATATTATTGCACGAATATCCATAAAAGGTAATTATTTTAGTATACTTATGGAAAATGATATGAGTGTAATTTCTGAACCTCGTAAATATTTTGGACCAGTAGATATAAGTAGATTAAGAGTGCGTATATTTGATGACCATGGACGTATATTAGAAATGAATGGGTCGAATTATTCATTTTCTTTAATTTTTAAAACAATGTATGACATTTAACTCTTTACATGTAAAAGCCCTCCATGAGGGGTGGTGGAGGAACATTTCACAATATAACACCATATATGAAGTACCCTTTAGGCTACTCTACATATATGATTTATTGTATTAGGAAAGGGGTAATAGACTGATTTGTATATTTAGTGTAGACTTTATATCTTCAATGTTGTAAAGGTTTAAGGATATTCAATTCATGATGTTATTATATTGTGAAATGTTCACACAATAATGGAAAATACCACAATGCGTCAGAAGTGTTTTACATGTAAAGAGTTAATAAACATTTATTGTATACACTTATTATATAGGGTTTATTATTTCATTTTTATAGTAAAAATAGTAATTATTTTTACTATATGCAATGTCAAAACTTAGATTATGTAAATGTTTATATATATTATATAAATGTCAGACTGGTCAATGTATAATCCACCTCCTAGGGACATATCCTTGAATACTATACTTGCAAATGATGTTTCATTTAATGGTATGTTTTATGTATTTCCGGCAAGCGGTGGGTTTATAATGGAACAAGGGTTAAAAACAATAGAATTAATGTCATACAATAATATTAATAAGTATGATGTTACAAATTCAGTACAAGTATTATTTGATGTTCGTGTAATAAATAGTAAATTGGGAATTTTAAAAGACAATAGTAATCTTAACATAATATCTACTACATACAATAATTCTACTGGGTCATATCCAAATAATTATTTGAAATTAACCTCAAATGAATTTGTACAAGAAATTTCAAATGCAACAAAAGTAATTAGTGTAGGAATTTATAAAACTTTATACAGAGATTTTGTTGATTATGTAAATGCATATTTTCGTATTCCATCTGGATTTACCGGTTTATTTTCATTAGGAAGTCAAATAGATATTAATGGTGGAATATTTAATTCGAGTTCATTTATTAATATAATAAACGGAAAAACAAAAAATCAAACCACAGGAGAATATGTATTAGATCTATCCGGAGAAATACAAGTTAGCAATATTAATTCTATGTTTGAATTTGTAAATGCAAATAATCCATTCAATAATAGAAATAAAAATGGTAATGCAAATACTTCGAGCGATCCTAATGACAGAAATAATTATACATCAAGAGACGGTTTTTTAGAAAACGATTTAATATTTGTTCCAAATGGAACCACCATTACATTAACTGTAGCAATAAATAATAATAATGTACTTTTAACACAAACCGGAATTACAGCGGCAAATGCACTGAAAAACGATTTTATCAATTCACAATTTACACAGACAACAAGCGTTAGCAATACAGGTATTACGCGCGTTGTTACTGCGCCATTATTGTTAAGACTTAGTAATTTATCAAATTATATTACATTACCTCAAGGATCTTATATAAGATTCAATTTAAATGTTGGAATAACCATTCAACAACCCATTTTTGATAATCTTGGAAATCCAATTATTGATCAACCTACAATAAATGCATTATTACAAGCAACTGCAAATACATTGGGTGTAAATATTTCTAGTCTTACAATTGTTAGTGCGAATATTGTAGAAGTGGAACGTCAAATAAGTTATTTGAATATGTATTCATCTGTTGATCTCAGAACACGTACAATTGCATATGATATAAAAATAGTATATAGTGTAAAAATATTTGTATCCGAATCGTCAAATCCAAATTCAGTTTCACCTGCTACGTTATATGATAATTATATAAATACTTTATCTTCATCCGTTTCTTCAGGACAATTTATTGAAAATGTAATA